TTCGTCAATTCTATCAAGCATTCACATTCAAAATCCTGAAAGGTATCAAACTATCAGAGTTTGACAACACCGCAATGTTGATTGCAAATCGTGATATCATTGATACCAATTATGATATCGCAGTACTTACAAGTCTGCCCTCATGTTACGAGCGTGGCATGAAACGTCAATCAGTAGATCAGCGTATTGCATTTGCTAACGGCGGATTGATCGGTCGTGTAGGTGACAAAGTATCACTTTCAATTGAAGTAATCAAAACTATCTTTTCACAACAATGGAATACACATTACAGTTCTGGTATCACCAGTGATGACCAAGTTGTATTCTTTGCATACAAACAACAACTAGAAGTGGGCAAGATGGTTAACCTGCATGGTACTGTCAAAGCACACCGTGACAATACTACTCAACTTAACCGTGTAAAAATTCTTTAATTTTGGAGATAATCAATGAATGAACAATTAAGAAAACTAGTAGAACGAGCCGGTGCGCCTGCTGATGTACTAAATGAAATTTGGTTTCATGTATTTTGTCAAAAGTTTGCCAATCTGTTACTTGCTGAAATGGAAGATGATTTTAAATGAATTCTACGTTAGCGTATCGGGTTGAGATATTTATTGTTATATTTGTAACAATATTTTTTACTTTAATTTATATGGGAATTTTTTATGAAAAGTAATATACTGTATTACAGTTTGGGTATATTGCTATTGACTTTTATCTCAGGATGTAGTACAGTAGCGGGAGCAGTCAAGGGTATCGGGGAAGATGTAAAACACGGAACCGATGTAATGTCAACATGGATTAAACCAACAAAATGAAAAACTTTATTTTTGGAACGTTGTTTGGAATCGTAGTCGCTACAGTAGGCTTTAGTGGTATTGCTAAACTGCTTGACAACGGTGTGAATAAAACAAAAGCCATTGTGCAAGAACAAGTCAATCAATAATAGGTTGTAATGATTAACAAATTGTCATTGTTTCTGGGTCGTGATGAGAAGGGTCGCCTACTAGGTGCTTTGGCTATTCCTGCACATACGATGAAAGCATTGGATGAATATTTCATTAAGGGTTATCAACCGGGAGGTTTTCTTACAAGTATCCTAACTAACAATTTGTATGGTGCAGTAAATAGTGCAGATCATGCCAATAAGCATGTTATCTATGAGATTGTTAAATGGTTGGTTACTGAGGCAGAAGTTCCAACTAGCAGTTGGGGAAGTGAAGAAAATATAAAAGATTGGCTTCATGATACTAATAATATCAGAACCAAGTGGGTTGATAAGTTTGAAAAAAAATATATTTGGGAAACACTGAAAGCATAATATGAGTGGCTGGAATCAAATTCAACAAGTTCGTAAACTAGAAGAACGAGCAGATAAACTTGGGCTTAAGTTTGCTGCATATAAGCATGATGATAGTTTTGGTGCCAATGTAGCATTGGTTCCCAAAGATAGTGATGCATTGCCTATCTATTGCCGTGATGCACAATTGTTTGTTGGCACACTAGAAAGTGCTGCCAGTTGGATGCAGGGTGTGCTGTGGGCACGTGACTATGACAGTATGGTAATTGACAAGAAGTTGGATGACAAGCGTAAGCGTAAAGAACAAGATGAACGCAATAAGCAATTGGTTCTCATCTTAAAAAATCAAAAGAATAATTTGATAGAAACATGATAAAAAATATTATCATATGTATATTGGGATTGGGTGTTGCATTATGCTGGATAAAAGTTGATCCAGAATGCATGAAACCCAACGATCCAAACTCAGTCATAATTGAATATGAATGCGCTAGTCTTGGTAATTATGAAAATGTGCCTACTGAAGTAGTAGATGAATGTAAATCTAGGGCAGTAGAGTCTACTTCACGTAACAAACTAAAAATTTAAAAAGGAAAAAACAATGTCAGCTTCATGGATAACAAAATTAAACGAATCGGATAGCCGTCTTCATAAGGAAGATGTAGTGTTACAGGCATTAGAGGCAAGTGTCCTGGGCAGTAGCAATGCTATCAATTTTTTGAAATTTGCAAAAGCGTGTTATAACCCGTACGTAACATTTGGTGTTAAACAAATTCCCAATACTATTGGAATTATTAATGCAGAAAATCCCTGGGATGACTTCAATGAACTGATGAATCAACTTAGTCAACGCAAATTAACTGGTCATGCTGCCCGTGAGGCAGTACAGAGTTTGGCTGAACGGTTTGATAGTGATGAATGGAATACATTCCTTGCTCCTGTATTACGTAGAGACCTTCGTGTAGGTATCTCTAGTACTACTATCAACAAAATTTGTAAAAAGACTGAATATGAAATCCCAATCTTTAGCTGTCAACTAGCAGCTAATAGTGAAGGTCGTCCTGAAATGAAAGGTACTAAACGTCTAGAGCCTAAACTTGATGGTGTTCGTGCATTATTCACTGTTATTCCCAGTGACTTTGGTGTCACTGTAGTTTGTTATAGTCGCAATGGTAAGATTTTTGAGAACTTTGGTCACATTGAAGAACAAATTTACAACAATTGGACTAAGATAGTTCGTGCGTGTACAAACGTAGATCAAGGTCGTAGTCTTATTGATGGCTTTATTTTAGATGGTGAAGTAATTGGTAATACATTCCAAGAACTAATGCGTCAAGCACGCCGTAAAACTGATGCACAAGCAGAAGATAGTGTATTCAATATCTTTGACATTATCCCACTTGCTGACTTCCGTAGAGGTCATTGGAATGCACAACTACACAAACGTATTGCATTGTTAGATGCAATGCGCCCTGTTGTTGAAGAAATGCCCAATGTTGAATTACTGCCTCATATCATGGTTGATCTTGATACTGCTGCAGGTAAGGATCAACTTGAGCGTTATGCCAAGGACAATGTTAATGCTGGATTTGAAGGCATTATGATTAAAGAAATGTCTGCACCCTATATCTGTAAGCGTAGTACGGATTGGATGAAATGGAAACCTACGATTACAATAGACTTAGAGGTGATCGGTGTTGAAGAAGGTACTGGTAGGAACAAAGGACGACTTGGGGCACTCGTTTGTTCTGGTGAAGATGATTCCAAGTTCATTACAGTCAATGTTGGTAGTGGTTTTAGTGATACTGACAGAGCTAATTTGTGGCGTGACCGGAATATGGTTATTGGTAAAACTTGTGAAATATTGTGTGATGTAATTACTCAAAATCAAGACGGTACTTACAGTTTGCGTTTCCCCAGATTCGTTAGATTCCGTGATGATAAGTGATATACTAATTCATTAGGAGTATAACAATGGCATTATTTGCAGTAGGTGATAAGGTAGAAAAGGTTAGTGGTTACAAATGGCCCGGTATTGTTGTATCAGTATTTGATACACTTGACGGTCAACGCAGAGTTGTTGTAGAATGTACTACTCCAGAAGTAGCAGGTGCTTTGCACATCTATAACGAAGGTCAATTAAGAATTTCTTTGGAGTAAATCATGTCACGATTTGTATATACAGAAGTTGAAGTTAATCTCGGTGACTTTGACACTGAGGATCTAATTGAAGAATTAGAATCCCGTGGGGAAATGCCTTCAAATGAAGGGTCTTTTGACGACCCTAAAGAATTGTTGAAAGCAATTTGGTTGAAGCGTAGACTAGGTAATCACGATTATCAAACCGAATTAGATCAATTGATCTATCAAGTGCTTGGTTATGCGATATGACACATCCTTTAGTAGGTAGATCATATACATTTGAAGATGGAAACAAGATAGAGATAATTCAAGTAAGAGAAGTAGATGAACATCGTGGTGGTGCTAGTGTTACTTATTTGGCTTATCAAGGTCCAGGCATTCCACAAAAATTAATACTAAATTTAGAACAATTTATTGATATCTACGGTCAGTTATTTGAATGACTATTTACGGAGACCCTATACATATTGATTCTTGTATTTGGGTTTCTTTTAAAGTCGCATAAATATATATATGACCACCGCATACATTTACAAATGGACTCATCTTCCTACCTTGAAATGGTATATTGGTGTCCGTACCAAACAAGGATGTCACCCCAATGATGGTTACATTTGTTCCAGTAAAATTGTTAAACCATTGATAGAAAGTTCTCCTGCGGAATGGCAGCGAGAAATTCTTCATACTGGCGTATCGGACGAGATGATAAAACTAGAAACAACCATTTTAACCAAATTAGATGCAAAAAATGACAAAAACAGTTATAATCTACAAAATGGTGATGGAAAGTTTACTACTGCTGGTATGATAATGCCCAAAGAATGGGCAAATAAAATAAGCAAGGGAAATACCGGTAAAGTAAGAAGCGAAGAATCCCGTAATAACTATAAACGGGCTAATAGTAAAAAAGCACAGGATCCTGAATATTTAGCAAAATTGCGTAAACCAAAGCCTGCAGGACACGGCGCAAAGGTATCCGCAGCATTGAAAGGAATACCAAAGACAGATGAACATAAAGCAGCAATGTCTTTAGTTAGGATGGGTAAAAAAAACGGGCCCTGCTCAGATGAACGGCGAAAAGCATTATCAATTAGTCAAAAAGGTAAACCTTGTAACAATCCCATAGTGACTTGTCCTCATTGCAGTTTGAGCGGACCATCCGGTGCAATGAATCGTTGGCACTTTGATAACTGTAAACACAAAAAATGATACCATCATACTTACTTTTAATATCTGGATTATTTATTTCTATTATAGCGGAATATTATTCTATTACGGGACTAATGGCTATATTCCCAGGTGCACCAATTGCAATTGCGGTAATGGGCGCAAGTTTAGGTGTAGGCAAACTAGTAATGGCAAGTTGGGTTAGACAATATTGGCCGCGTATTCCGATCCTGATGAAAATGTACGGAGTTGCGTCAGTTGGCATACTTATGCTCATAACTACGCTTGGCTGCTTTGGTTTCTTAAGTAAAGCACACATGGATCAAGGTGTTACATCAGGTGATGTACAATCTAAGATAGCAATATATGATGAAAAAATTAAAACCGAAAAAGAAAATATTGAAGCAAACCGTAAGGCACTTAAACAGATGGATGAGGGAGTGGACCAATTATTGGGCCGCTCAACAGATGAAAAAGGTGCCGAGAAAGCTGTGGCTATGCGTAAGTCCCAGCAGAAAGAACGTACTCGCCTTCAAAATGAAATACTACAGTCGCAGAAGTCTATTGCGGAACTTAACGATGCCCGTGCGCCTATTGCCGCCGAGGTACGCAAGGTTGAAGCAGAAGTAGGGCCATTAAAATATATAGCAGCATTACTATACGGTGATAATCCTGATGCCAACGTTTTAGAACGTGCAGTACGTTGGGTTATTATTTTACTTGTTATTGTATTTGATCCACTTGCAATTGCACTTGTATTAGCAGCTAATGCAAGTAAAGATTGGGATAAAGAAGAACCAGTAGTAGAAGAAACAGAAAAGATTTCAGAAGCTGGTTACAAAAAACTTGAACCAGAACCAGAATACGACCCAGATGATGGTCCACTAACTGATGATCAGATAACCCAAGTTAAAGAACAGACAGAAAAAGAATTTGATATTAAAAATCATCCATACTTATTCGCCCCGCGGGGTAGTCATACCCCGCCTGGAGTTGAATCAGTTGGTCCTCTAGTATATAAACCAGAGTTAAGTGATACTACATTAGCACCTTGCTATAAGTGTGGCACGCCTTTAATTAATGCTCCTGGTATTGGTCCGTTCTGTCCAAATAAAGAGTGTGATGTATTTGATAATACAAAGGGTGTAGAACCCATGGAAATAAAACTACCCAAGCCAATCATTGATGATGCTCCAAACTTTGAAGGTATTAAAGTTGACGGAGAATGGGTACAAACTGGTCCTAATTTCAAAGAAATACCTGAAGTAGAAGCATCCAATACTATTCCTTATCAGGAATTGGATGGTGGTTATGTAATGTTTGATGGTAAACATATGCATAAAGAGGTGTTATTGGGTATGCGTCCAGATATGATAAAATTAGTTGCTGATTCAGGCAGAGAAACCAAAACAAGTTTTGGGTCAGTATTTCCTAGTCTTGCTAGTAAAGGTGATACTTTTGTCCGGGTGGATTCATTACCAAACAAGGTTTATAAATTTGACGGCACAAGATGGATTGTTATTAACAAAGAACAATCCACTAGTTATCTTTACGACCAAGAATATATCAAGTATTTGTGTCAAAAGATTGAAAGCGGTGAATATGATATTGATTTATTGTCCGAATCCGAAAGACAACAAATTGAAGAATACTTGACCAAAAAGTCTTGAAATCAATTGTAATTTAGTATATAATACTATTATTAATAACTACTTGGAGTCATCCATGAAACTTAAACTTGCAGCTATTGCGATTGCTATCGTACTTACTGGCTGTGCCTCAACAAAAGAAGGGGAAGGTCCTGTAAAAACACAGAAACTTTCAACATCATTTGTTGGCGAAAAAATCAAAATTGAAACCAATTGTACTTGGTACAAACCATGGAAAACGGATCAATGTGAGATTTTATCAATTGAATCTACTGCGACTGCTACATCATTTGGTAATACGGCAAACAATCGCAAGACTGCATTAATTGTTGCAGAAATGCGAGCCAATTCAAACGTTTCAGAATTCATTTCCAAAGATATTTCTACTACTAAAGTAACCTCTACTCTTGCTAAGAATCTTGAAAAAGCAAGTGATAAAGTTAAATCAGGTAACAATGATAGCAAGACAGTAGAAATGTCTGACAAGGAAGCTGCAAGTATTAGTTTGCGTGAAAACAATAACGAAACTGTGCATAATCTTACTGAAACCATTCGTACTAATTCACGAGCCATCCTTAAAGGATTTATAAAAATCAACGAAGAAGTAGTTGGGAATCAAGAAGTATCTGTTACTATTCGCTGGGATAAAAATAGCGAAAGTGCAGCCGAAACATTGCGTAAAAAATTCGGCAACTAAACATGCTGCAACTACTTTGTGTACTAACATGTTTTTTGTTTACAAATATTGCGGTAGCTGACAACAAATACATTCGTGTTTCTGGTGAAGGTTCTACCGTTGAGCAAGCAAAAGAAAATGCTTTTCGCACCGCTGTGCAACAACAAGCAG